CGAAATGAAGGCCAACGGACGCGGACAGGGTGAAATTGATGCCGTATGCGTAGATAACGCCATGAACGCGATTAGAAGCGAGCAAGAAAACATATACGACGATAAGGTTACAGTGCTGCTCAAATACTGGAAGGAAGGCGGCACGGTCTGGTATACCAAGACGACACAAGGAGTAACGGTTAAACCGCCAACAGATACTGGGCTAGGCATGTATCCCATCTGCTATATGAGCTGGGAGCGGGTGAAAAACTGCTATCACGGGCAGAGCGTAATCAGCGGGCTGCTGCCCAACCAGATGGCCATCAACAAGATGGCGGCGATGAGCCTTCGGTTTATCCGCCAGCAGGCGTTTCCCCGGGTGTTTTACGATGTTAGCCGATTGCCTGAGGGCTGGAAGGAGGGCGTTGCGCCGCTGGGGGTAAACGGCAGGCCAAATGAAATCGTATATACGGATAACCATAACACGACGATGAGCGGGCAGGTCTCGGAATATATCGATAAAATGATTAATTTGACCAAGGATCTGATGGGCGCGTCCGACGCGGCGCTGGGCAATGTCAGGCCGGACAACACCTCCGCCATCATATCCGTGCAGAAGGCCACGGCGGTGCCCCTCGAGCTGGTGCGGCAGAGCTACTATCAGTTTGTCGAGGACTTTGTGCGAACATGCGTAGATCAAATGAGGTGCTTTTATGGACAAAGGACAGTTGTAGGAAAAGACGAGATGGGAAATCCGCAGGAAATTACATACGACTTTGACAGGCTTTCAGATTATCCGCTTGAATTTAACGTGGATATTGGGACGGCGGCCTACTGGAGTGAGATGACCAGCATTCAGAGCCTGGACAACCTCTATGCCAAGCAGTTGGTGGATCCGGTGACCTATCTGGAATCCATTCCATCCTCGGCGCTGCCCTCCAAGAGCCGCATTGTGAAGGAGGCCAAGGAAAAGCAGGAAGCCGCAGAGCAGGCCGTGCAAACGCAGGCTATGCTACAGCAGCTATCAGGCGGAATGCCTATTAATAGCGATATGCCCGCCCAACCATAGGCGAGGATAGATAAAAAATCCGCAAAACCAGCGGGGAGGAGAAAAAATGGAAGAGAACACTTTTGACGCGACAGAGCTGGAGCAGGACGTGGCAACAGAGGAAACCGATAACGAAGAATCTCAAGAGCAAGCTGGAGAGGAAACCAAACCGCCAGAAAAGCAGGAGGAAGAGACGGAGTTTTCTTTGCCGATTAAGTACAATGGCAAGGAGACCGTGCTTGACAGGGAGCAAGCCGTTACCTTAGCGCAGAAGGGGATGAATTATGACCATGTTGCGCAGGAACTTCAAAAACTTCGGGACCAAAGTGAAAAGTACAGCGTGATCGGAGATTTCGCCAAGGCGGCGGGAATGACGCCGGACGAGTATCTCGGATATCTAAGAGAGCAGAGACAACAGGGTGAGATTCAGGAATATGAGGGGAAAGGAGTGCCCCGCGAATATGCGATGCAGCTCGTTTCTCAGCGCAATGAGGTCCTTGAGCTAAAACAACAGTTGGAGGAACTGCAAAGCAATTTTTCTGAGATGCAATCCAGGCAGGAAAATGTGCAAAAGTGGGGGGCGTTTTTATCTGCCCACCCGGACGTTGGGACTTTTGAAAATTTGCCGGAGGAAGTAAAGAGCGCAATCGGAAACGGAGACGATCCCGAAATGGCATATACCAGGTGGGAGAACGAGCAGCTCAAGGCTCAGCTCAAGTCAAAACAACAGGCGCAGAAAAACAAGGAGAAAGCGCCGGGCAGCGCCAGGGGAGAGGGAAAAGGAGAAGATCTGGACACCTTTGCCCGGGCATTTATGGCTAATTTATAAAAAATGAGGAGTGATTTAATTGGCAGTAAATTTAGCGAGTAAGTATGAAAAGCAGTTTGAGGCGGCGTTTAAACCGACATCTATCTTTGCGGGTAAGGTATCGGACAAGTACAACTTTGAAGGCGCGAAAAAGATCAACATCTACTCGCCCGTGACCGTGCCCCTTAGGGACTACACACGCTCGGGTGGCAGCCGCTACGGCACCCCCGACGAGATGAGCAGCGTGGTTCAGACGCTGGAGCTGACGCAGGACAAGTCCTTTACCCAGAGCCTGGACCGCGGAAACTACACGGACAGCCAGATGGCCATTTCTGCGGCAAACTGGATGAGCGAGCAGATCAAGGGTGTGGTAACACCTGCGACAGAAAAACATGCAATGACACAGTATTTCAAAAACGCGGGACAGGTTGCAGCAGCGAGCGCGACACTAACTAAAACCAACATTGTCGGCGCACTGGAAGCTGGAATAACGGCGCAGCGCAATAAGTTTGTGCCCGAGGACGGAAGGTATTTATATCTTTCCGCAAAACATCTTGGAATGCTGTCCATCTCTGATGAATTTATCAAGATTGAAAAGTTGGGCGAAAAGTCGGTGGGCAAAGGTGTTGTAGGTATGTTTATGGGCGCGCAGGTGCTGCCCGTGCCGGACAGCTTTTTCCCGACGGGCGGAATCGCGCTGCTCGCCCGCAAGGACAGCCTGCTGCTGCCCCGCAAGATCAGCACCTTTAAGACGCACTCCAATCCTCCGGGCATCGACGGCTGGCTGATGGAGGGCCGCGTCTACTACGATGCGTTTGTCATCGGCGGCAAGGCGGACGGCGTTTGGGCGCTGTGCGAAACCGGCAAGAAACAGGCGACGCCCACTGCTGCTGTATCCAGCGGGAACCTTACACTTACGAGCGCAAATTCGGGTGGAATTTATTACACAGTGAATGGCGGCGATCCCCGCTACGACAAGGACGCAAAAGCGTATTCATCGGCCTTTGCGGTAACATCCGGGCAGGTGGTGCGCGCGGTGGCCTATGGTGGCAGCAGCACGCCCTTTACCTCGGACGTATTGGAATACACAGTATCCTAGTTACTACGATATAAGAAGAGCCGGAAGATTTTCTCCGGCTCTTCTGAAAGGAGGCAACGTGACAGCAGATCAGTTATTTGATAGTGTGATTGCGCTCATGTTTGCGGAAGCGTCGGACAAGGCGGACTATAAAGATAATTATTTAAGACAATTAAACATGAAGCTCGAGGAGACCTTTGCGCTCAACAATGGCCTGCGCGAAAAAAAAGGAATGCAGCCTCTTAAAGAACCGCCCTGGATCGCCGAGCTCTCAGACGAGATTCCCTATGAGTTCGAGGTGACAAGGAGCCTGCTGCCCCTGGGGATCGCGGGGGATCTATACGTTGACGACGACGAAACAGGAATATCAAACGACTACAGGGAGCGATATCATTATGGGCTGGCCTCCAAGTCGGTTGGGCACTGGAAAGAATGCATTGAGGGTTAGAGATGGCTACGACGACACCGAAAAGAGCATCAAGCATTGTTTTAGACAGATTTTTAGGGGTGGATTTTGCCAATGTAGAGACAGAGGTACACACTGCACGCAGCCCGTGGGCGCCTAATATGGTTGCGGATATAGCGGGAAGACCGCAGAAGCGGCCGGGATATAAGACGGTAGCCAATACCTATGTTGGACGGGTAAATGGCATACATTGGCTTGGAGACAACCGGATTGTCCATGCGGGAACGCGTTTATACGCAATAAACGCTAACATTATTTACAGCGGCATGGCGGACGCACGCAGCACGAGCTTTGTGATGGGCGGAAAGCTGTATCTGCTGGACGGCGCGCACTATTTAAGCTATGACGGCACGGAGATTACGGAAGTAGTGGGTTCCATTCCTACCACAAAGATAGGTGCAAAGCCGGACGGAAGCGGCGGCACGCTGGAGGGCTTTAATCTGCTAACCCCCTGGCGGACAAACAGCTTTACCGCGGACGGCACGGCCAAGGAATACGTGCTGGACGCGCATGATCTGGACGCGGACGGCCTGACGGTTAAGGTGGGCGGAGTGAGCAAGACCGAGGGGACGGACTTTACGGTGGACCGGGCGGCGGGCAAGGTGACCTTTACGGCGGCCCCCCCGGCGGACGGCGGCGTGGACAGCGTGGTGATCACGTTTGCAAAGACGGTTTCCGGCGCGCGGCAAAAGATCGAGAAATGCCGGTTGTGCACCCTGTATGGCGTGGGAAACGACAGCCGGGTGTTCCTCGCAGGCAACCCGGACGAGCCGAATACCGACTGGCAGAGCGCCACGTATGATCCAGAGTATTTCCCGGACCAGGGCTATACCAAAATTGGCAGCGACCGCACGGCGATCATGGGCTATTTAAAGCAATACGACAGCCTGATTATCGTCAAGCAGACCTCGGACATAGATGGCGGATTGTTTTTGAGAACGGCGGAGTTTGACGAGACGGGCACACCCATCTTCCCGGTGAAGGAGGGCATTTCGGGCATTGGAGCGGTCAGTAGCTATTGTTTTGCATCTGCGCCCGGAGATCAATTATTCCTTTCGGATCGCGGTGTGTTTGGACTGGTATCCAATGCGATAACCGGACAACGCAGCACGCAAATGAGAAGTTATTTTATTGGTCCCAAACTGACAGAGGAGAGCAATCTATCTGAGGCGGTGGCTGTTATATGGAAAAACTATTATGTTCTTTGCGTAAACGGCAGCTGCTATGTGGCGGACTTGCAGCAGGTTTCGGACACGCCGGTTGGCCCCAGCTATGAGTGGTATTACTGGACCAATATCCCTGCGAGGGTTCTCTCAGTACATAATAATAGGCTGTATTTTGGCATGGAAAATGGAAAATTTATGATTTTTTCCGATCCCGAGGAGGATGGCATGGCGGCCTATTCGGACAACGGGGCGGCCATCGACGCGATGTGGACCACGCCGCTTCTGGACGGCGGAAATTTTATGCGGGAAAAAACCATTTCAAAAAAAGGGACAGGGATTAAAACCCGGCCGTTTACCAGAAGTTCGGGCGAGATCTTTTTCACCACGGACAAGACAATAAGGCAGGTAACGCGCAGCTACAAGATGGACATTTTTGACTTT